ATTTTTCCTCCTTTTTGTAGAAGTTGCACCGGTGCAACTAATGTTTATGAGCTTGATATTCAATGCTGTCTACATTTGATTTATAGAAATCATCATTAAGTATATGATGCAGAGCATGATTGTAAGCAACAATCTGAGCTTCTCTGTTAAGTCTTGCGTTAAGGAAGATAGAGAAGCTTCCATCATCATTTAAAACAATCTGTTCGTGAACGGCAGTATCCATATTAATGATGTGGACACCAACGTTATCAGGAATATTATTAATCAAAAAATACCACCTGCCTCATTAGTAAAGGATATACGCTTTGTAATTATATTGTTAAAATTAAAGGTCAAATTTTATAACCATATTGACGGGCTAAAATAACTAATCTTTGATAATTTGAGGAATTTCTGTTTTTCATATTTCTATAGCCACCATATGATTTAGGTGCATCATTAGGTAAGTGTTCAAGCAACCAATCATAATCTTGACGGTCTTTCTTTTCTGCAGATTTTCTAATGACCATGTCCTCATATCTCTTTTTTTCTTCTGGTGTTCGGTCATCAATAAAAGGTCTGGTGCTATGTGATAAAGGATAGTCAGCGCTTATATTATTGAAATCCGGAAAAAGAGGGTTAGCCATAAGGTGACAATTACAAGTTCTTTTTGATATGTAATTTGTAAATATAGATATATCAGGGTAGCCGTCGTTTGGATTTTTTGAATATACACGGTCATGGAAACATGCACAATTAGCACATATCGTAGGTTCACGGGGGACATAAATCATTTCATAATCATCAGCTATATTTAAATACATATTAGTTATATCAGTGTAATATTGTGCTTCCTTATTTTCAGCTAAAGAATGAGCCTCATGAGCTTCATTGAAATTCCTTGCAATTTTAAGATAATTTTCAAGTCTGGAGTATACCTCTGGATATTGCATAGGTGCATAGGGCATTAATTCAATAACCTTTTTTAAACATGCAATCGCAATATCTATGTTTCCATTACGTTTATGTTCTGTTGCTTTTCTTTGAAGAACGTACTCGATACTTTCTTTCCAATCACAACTATATGTATAAGGTTTTGTTGGAACGGGAATTGATTCAATATCCCCTATAGTATCCATTTTGTAGTGAGAGGCAACAGAATCATACACGCCATATTTATTTTTGTGATTGGAATTGATTGTTGAAGATGGTTCCTTTTTGCTTCTTTCTTTCATATTATCTAAATTAAAATAATCTAATAACTTAGTGAATAATCCCATAAATTTATCCTCCGCTATTTCTCACTTTCTTTAAGCGACTTCATAAATTCAATGTGTGCTTTAAGTCTTTCAGGTGGAATATCTTTTGCAACGTCAAACAGAGACCGTAGCTCTGGCTTTTCAAAGATTTCCTGAGCTATTTCACGAGTTTCATCTGACTCATAATATTTATTATCATTTGATTTTAATTCAATTAAGTCTGATTTACTTATGTGAAAATAATCTGCTAGGGCTTGCACTTTCCCCATTCTAGGAATAGCAATGCCTTTACACCATGTGTTAAAAGTCTGAGGAGAAACGCCAATGCTTTTAGCGATTTCTAATTGTGTTTTTCCACTTGCCTCTATATATGAATTTAGGTTTTCTGTAAATATCCTTTTGTGAATATCTTCCTGTGTTGTTACGTTACTTTCAATTAGGTCTGATTTTGATATTCCAAAGTAATTTGCCATGAGCTCTATTTTATCTATTCGAGGATATACATTGCTTTTTACCCAATCAGTAAAAGTAGTATATTTAACGCCTAATGCTTCACACATATCTTGACGAGTCTTTCCATATAAGTTCATATAATATTTTATATTGTTAGCCATTATTTTTTTGTTATTAAGATTATTGCCTAATATATTAGTATCTGTATTTTTTTCATTAGTACCGACTAAGTTAGCCGGATACCCACAGTTTGGACATATAACAGCCTTGTCTGAAAAATTTCTTTTGCACTCAGGGCATATAATCAAGGACATAATATACACCTCCTCATATTTTCTAAAGTTTTTTATTATTCACTGTTTTAAGTTGCTTTATGAATTCAATAAGGACTTTAAGTCTTTCAGGTGGAATATCTTTTGCAACGTCAAACAGAGACCGTAGCTCTGGTTTTTGAAAGATTTCTTGAGCAATTTCACGAGCTTCATCTGATTCATAGTACACAGGAATATTTTTCGGGTTTTCTATTAAATCTGAACGGATACAAGAAAAAAATGCACATATTTTATCTATTTTATCCATACGTGGCATTTTTACACCTTTGCACCAATTAGATACAGTTGCTTGAGACACATTCATATAGTCGGCTAATTGCAACTGTGTCTTACCATTTTTTTCTAAATAATAAGATATTCTTTCGGAAATTATTTTATTTATTTCCTGTTCTGACATAGCGTACACCTTCTCATATTTATGAATGTTTTTATTTTTCACCATTTTTAAGCGACTTCATAAATTCAATGTGTGCTTTAAGTCTTTCAGGTGGGATATCCTTTGCAACGTCAAATAGAGAACGCAACTCTGGCTTTTCAAAGATTTCTTGAGCAATTTCACGAGTTTCGTTATTTGAATAATAAGCATTGCCATCATTGTCAAAATGTATTTTTTGACGTAAATTAGTTCGACCATAAATGTAATCCATATCAACGTTAAAGTAGTCAGCAAGAGTTTCATAAACATCGGGAGATGGAAATCTTTTTCCAGTTTCCCACATTGCAACTGTACTTTTTGACATTCCAAGTTCAGAAGCTAATGCTTCTTGACTTAACCCTTTTTCTGTTCTTAATTTCAAAATAATGTCTTTAAAAGCAGTCATTTTAAACACCTCTATATTCTTGTAAATACACAATATCACAATAAGTGATAAAAAGCAATACAAAAAAGTCACAAAAAGTGATTGACAACACTCACAATGAGTGATAGTATCAAGAAAAAGTCACAAGGAGTGAATAAAAACAGCAATGGATAAAATTAAAATAGGAAAAAGGTTAGCACTTTTAAGAGGGAAAAAAACTCAAGCTGAAGTTGCACAGGCAATAGGTGTATGTCAATCGGCATATGCTATGTATGAAACTGGTGCTAGGTTGCCATCAGATGAAAAGAAGATAGCAATTGCAAAATATTATTCAATGACGGTTCAGTCTATTTTTTTTAACACCAAGTTCACAATGAGTGAACCTACAGAGGTTACAGAGCAGCGAGGTAAGCATAATGGATGACAAAGTAAATGAATTGCAGGCAGAGCTTGACAATGTGGCAGCAGTATTAAGGAACTATGCAGCAGAAAATCTTAAGATTTACAAAGATGCAAAGGAAGAGCTAGGAGAAGATAGCAGGCTGGCAATAGCAAAGAAAGCGGCACTAGACGAGATAACGAACATCATGGAAGAGTTAGGCGTAGAGTGGCACTTGAAGAGATTTTACTTTACCTTTGGTAGTGCGGAGGAGTTTCCGTACAAAAGAGGACAATACTTAATAGTAAAAGCACAGGATATTAACGAGGCGGCTAGAAAGTACAAGAAAAAATACCCTAATCCAAGTGGAGACGAGGTGCTTAACTGTGCGGATTACTATACACAGGAACAGTGGGACAGCGAAGTAAAAAATTACTTTGAAAATATAAAACCCGCAGAGATTATTGAGTAACGATGTAATCATAATGGATGACAATAAAACCGTAAATTTAATATAAGAAGGGCAACAGAATGATAGATATAAGCAAATGTAATGAGCCAGTTGCAGAAAATATAAAGATAATTCTTAAAGAGAAAAAAATTAAGCAGAACGTGTTTGCCGAATCATTAGGATATTCCGTAAGCAAGTTTAATGCATTGCTCCAGGGACGTAAATTAATCAAAGTAAGTGACCTTGTTCTAATAATGAGACTATTGAATATAAGAGCAGAGGAATTGTTTAAGGAGGTGTAATAGGTGGTAATAGGAAATAAAGAATACGAACAGGTAATACTGAAACCGTGTCCGTTTTGCGGTGGGAAAGCCGTAGTACATGTAAATGATGGCGTAAGAGTTGTGTGTACAGAATGTGGTGCGAAAACTAAAAATCTTGTTGATGGTTATTCACAAGGCAGACCAATGGGAGGTGCTATAAAATCAGTTGTTAAAGCATGGAACAGGAGGACAAACAATGAGAATAATTGATGCAGATAAGTTTAAAAAACAGATTGCTGGAATGGCTATTGTGAATGGTTATTCAGCTCAAAAAGTCAATAAGATGTGTGAATTGATTGACGAACAACCGACCGCCTATGATGTGGATAAGGTTGTGAAACGGTTGGAAGAAGCAAGTTTTTGTGATACCTATGTGTCAGAGGAAACAAAAGTTGTTGACCTAGAAAGGGCAATCGAGATAGTAAAGGCAGGTGGAATAGATGGCAGTTAAGCCAATTTTATTCAATACAGAAATGGTCCGGGCGATTCTGGAAGGTAGAAAGAGTTGCACCAGAAGAATTGTGAAACCGCAACAGCTCATAGGGATGTTGCCGGATAAATGCAAAAGTGGAGCACCTGAAGAATTCTTGAAAGAAAAGAAACTCATGTTCAAACCATACTGCGATATGACAGATATAGAACTGATAAATACTGCATACAAAGCACCCTATCAGATAGGCGATATTCTGTATGTCCGAGAAACATGGATGGATTATACCGGACTGACAATGTACAAGGCTGATTGCGACAATTACAGGTTAGAAAGCCTAAATTTTGCTGGTTTTGGATGGCACCCATCCATCCACATGCCGAAAGAAGCTGCACGCATCTGGCTTAAAGTTACGGATGTGAGAGTGGAACGGCTGCAGGAAATTACAGAGGAACAAGCGAGTGCGGAGGGCACAAACCCATGGGATGAAGCATGTTACGAAAACAACAGATGGCATCCAACGCTTTCAGACCCAGACAGTGGAGGAGAACCAAATATAATTGATGGATTTCATAAACTTTGGGACAGTACCATAAAGAAAAATGACCTTGACCGCTACGGCTGGAATACAAATCCTTGGGTATGGGTTATCGAATTTAAACAATGCAAGAAAAGAAGAAAACTAAACTGAAATTTAGCGAGGTGAAAAGATATGGATAAAGAGTGTAGTTCAGATAATTGTGATAAATGCTTTAAATGTGGAAAATACTATTCATCTCATTCTCCACATTATGAAGGCTATTATAAACGAGAAGTAATCAATATTACTTGTTGTTATGGCGAAGCAGGTACTTATGACGCTGAAACTAGACAACGATTAAGCACTATTTAAGTAACTGAATTTAGAAAGTGAGAGAATGTGAAAAGGGTCATATTTTGAGTACAGTAATAAACACAGGAACAGTGGGACAGCGAAGTAAAAAAATACTTTGAAAATGTAAAAACCGCAGAGATTATTGAGTAACGAGGTTAAGGCACACCTGCTGGGAGGAGCGATGCACGACACCCGTACGCAGCTTAAATGCCTTTATATAAATCCAATATCGAAACACCCGAGAGGGTGTCTGCCGGAGGTGGTTGTCCGGCACTGACGAGACAGACCAGAAATACAGTGACGCTGTGCGACAGATAGTAAGGTCATACACCGCCACTGAATAGATAGGTTAATGGGGCGTGCAAAGCAAATTTTATGTAATAGAAATCTATCGTTTCAATTCACGAATAACTTTAACGATATTTAAGATGTTGCAGGCTAGAGCAGTAACCGCAATAAGAATGTTAATAATATGCCTAGGATTTTCACCTCCCTTGCATAAATAGTCACGCTCCATAATTCAATGATACCAAATCTTATTGGTATAAAACAAGTTATCGCTTAGAGCGACAAGTAGTGATTAGAGTGAAAATGCTAATTGAAACATTTACAAGTCGAAACACCCGAGAGGGTGTCTGCCGGAGATAGCCTCCCGGCATTGATGAGACAGGCTAAGTGAGAGTGACGGTGTGTAGTGATTAATTGACGTCATATACCCCCCATCAATGCAGGACACACCGTCACAATACATTTAGTAGTTATTTTTTGTTCTTTTTAACAGAAATAATCATCCTAACAAGAACAGATATAACAGCTAATACATAATATGTAATTTTTAAAATGTTAAGCATTACTTTATCTCCTTTCTTATAAAGATGAAGTAAATATGACTATATGGTTAAAAAGGCAGGTGAAGATAATGGACATTTACAGCTCTTACATAATGGAGAATCTTATTGAACAGGGAATAAGCGTCAGGAGACTCTCAGAACTATGTGGAATTAATTATATGGTTCTCTATGACAGTTTACTTAGCAGGTCAAGAGCAAGACCATTAAGAATAGGTGAATACATGAAGATTTGTGAAGTATTGAATATTAGCCCTGTTGTAAAACAAAAAAACTGTTAGAAGTGTCGTTTCTAACAGCTATTTGCTAAATTTTTATACTTTATATATCTTGCAGGTTTTCACCACAATCAACGACACTGACTGTTTCTATGAGATACTTCGTCACTTATGCTGTTTTAGTTCAGCGGATTGATTGCCCGTTAGCTGACGAAATAAAAGGAATATCTTATGTAGTGGAACGTTTTAGAGAGCGTTCGGCTCGGTGTTTTATACTCTTCTCTGAGTGATTAACGCTACATAGATTATTACATTTAACCGGTTTATAGTGCTTTGGTACCACTATTGCGACCTTTAATTAAAAGAGCAGGGCATAGTCAAAAGTTTGGTCAAAACAACCAGCTCCTTTCATGCCCTATATGGACAGATTGATTTTAACATTATGCAAACATTTAAACAACATAAAAGTATTTAGAAAAACATAAGGATACATCAAAAGGAAAGAGGAAGACGTATGCAGGTAAACGTATACATTGTTGAAAATGATGTAATAAGGAAGTGGGAAGATATTTCCCCTTCAGAACAGAAAGAAATATCATCAGCACTAAACAGACAGTGTCTGACAACATTAGGATACATAGAGAAAAAATAGGTGTGGCGGCAGCAGGAACGGCATATAGCACCGCCACAGACCTCCGAGATAAATGACAGCAGGTGTCGATAGGCACCTGCCACGCTCCATATCAAAGGTGAATTAAGCAGGGTTCGATTCCCTGATGGAGCACTCAGGCCTGAAAATTGAATATGAAAGAAGGAAACAAATGAAAAAGGCAACATTATTAATTAATGCCGCCATTGGTATTTTGATTTCTGTTCCTTTGCTTGTTGCAAAGGTAAACTGCAGCAGGCGGACACAGGAGACCGGGACAAGAACTATGTCACCGGCAGAAGTGGAACTTGAAATTAAGGCAAATACTGAAACCGTAGACACCACGGAAAAGTCAATGGAGTTTATACCTTATGATTTTATACCGCTATCAAAAGGATTACAGACATCAATATACTATTCATGCAAAGAATATTGTCTTAATTATGACCTTATTCTTGCAATTATCAAGCAGGAATCAGCGTTCTGTGTTGATGCCATAGGTGATAATGGACATGCCTATGGACTAATGCAGGTACAGGATATCTGGTGGGATGATGCCGCTATGGCTCTCGGACTGGCAGAGTGGAAAACAGATCCTGCAGAAAACGTGCAACTTGGCATATATGCCCTCAATGAGTTCCTTGAAGAATACCAGGGAGACTTAATACAGGCATTAAATGCTTATAACAACAGTAGTACATATTCGGATGCCATATTCGCTAATATGGCATGGATTAAGGAGAAGAAAAATGGATATTAACAAAAAATTAAACGAGTTACCTGTTTTTATGCAGGAAAAATCAATAGATATATCTGCGGCAATAGGTTCAATAGGACTTATGGAAGCAGAAGCTATAGTTGTATTGCTTGAAGCAACAGTCGAAGGATTAAGAAAAATTCCTTTGTATTCAAAGGAATTGGAGGATTTTATAAAAGACAATATTGGTTTCAGGACCACGGTATCTAATGATATTAACGAGATTGAAAAAATCAGGCAGCTTGAAAAATTTAAACTGGAAAAGATGCAGGAGAAACAATAGGTTTCAAGGGTGATTATCATAGGGCACAAGCCCTTTTATAACATCCTTAAAATATATTAAAAGAAGAACATGGCATACAGAGAAAAGATATACTATCTCCCTCACAACATAGATCACGAATATGTATACGTTGGTAATTATGGAGCTAAGGGAGAGAAAAGGTCATTAAAGTTAAAGCCTACACCTGAGCAGATACAGAAGCAGAACCAGGCGAACCGTAGGAGATATGTAAGACGTCTCATTCTGGCCAACTTTGATAAAGGTGATTTATGGACCACGCTCAAGTATCCTGCAGGTACGAGGTTTAGTGATTCCGAAGTTATGAAAAAAGACATAAAAGCTTTTATACGAAAGCTGAGAAGTGTCTATAAGAAAGCCGGAGAAGAGCTCAAATATATCTATCGTATGGAGATTGGCAAAAGAGGAGCACCACACATACATATCCTCATTAACCGGGGAAAACAACTAAATACTATGGATATCCTCGGACAGGCATGGAAACCGGGACGTTTTAATGTAACACCCTATGAAGGTGAATACAGAGTGGATGATCTTGCAAAGTATATAACCAAACTACCGGAGGAAGAGGAGAGACAGCTTAGCTTCTTTCCTGAAGATGACCGCAAGAGCCTTGTAAGATTTCAGTCATCAAGAAATCTTATTAAACCACAGCCGGTCATAAAGGAATATAAGCGCAGAACGCTTAGAAGCCTTGTAATCGAAGGACCAAAACCGACAAGAGGGTATGCCATAGACAAAAACAGCATAAATACCGGGACTAACCCCTACACTGGGATGAGCTGGTACCGGTATACCGAGATACGAAGTGAGAGAATGAATATATGAAAGACGTAAACATATACCTTGGAAATGGGATAAAAGGACCGCAGGCAAGAGACGGGTATGTAATATACATTCTTGAATACATAACTGCAAAAGGTCCGGTTACAAGGACAGAAGTGATAGAAGTAGAGAAAATATCATGCCACCGGGCGGAGCTTTTTGTACTATCAAAAGCCTTGGAAAGACTTAAAGAAAAATGCAATTTGGATATATACACGGAATCTTCGTATCTGACAATGGGATTTCCTGATTGGGTTGAAAAATGGACAGAAAACGGGTGGAGAAATTCACACGGAACAGAAGTTAAGAACCGTGATCTCTGGCAACAGCTTACAGAGTTGCTGACAGGAAATAAGTATGAATTTCACATAAAAGAAACACACTCGTATAGTGGATGGATTCAGTCAGAACTTGAAAGGAGAAAAAAGAATGTTTGAAAAATTCGGAGAATTTGACTCTTGTAAAGAGCTAAATATGGCAGCAGAAGGACTTCTTGAAGAAGGTGATACAGAGTCACTTAAGATACTTGCAGATGAAAATGGCATAGATAAAGATGACTGTGAAGATTATGAATTAGGTCTGATTGACAGTCTTACAACGCCTCTTACAGCCGCATACGGCAAACTTAATGTAGAAATGGCAGAACTTAAGATAACGGAAATAATGGAGGACTGGGTGCAGTATATAAAACTGCAGTGCCTTGACAGTAATGAAATGGCATCAGCAGTCAGAAAAAAAGGAAAATCCCTTAAAGGCTGCATTGCATTGTTGCTTAAGTGGTCGTATAGCAACCAGTACGAAGTACCGGCGGATATTATCAAAGCAAGCGGAATATCAGCAGGCAGGGTAACGTTAGGAATACCTGGTGCAGGAACGGCACACAGGCTGATTAAAGAATATTACCTTGGAAAGTAGGCGGTATTATGCAGAGAAAAGTTATCGAATCAATACCATATCTCAAAACTTACCCAATACAAGGTGTAGAAATTAAATATACAACGGCAGCAGAAGTAAAAAAGATTAACAAAGCTAATGTGCTTATTTTTGAAATATATGAAAATCACAAAGATAAAATTAGTGTTCCTCTGGTGAGAATATGTTTATCAGCAGAAGATTATGAAAATTACTATCCTGCAGAAAATAAGTGGTCAAGAAAGAAAATAGTAAAAAGCTACTACGATACGGAAATACTTGGAGATTATATGAATATACGCACTCTTAAGCGGGAGCTTTATGTAAGCGAGACTACAAGAAATAAAATAAATAAATTCTTGTCTTATGAAAGAAGTAATCATATTTTCTATGCCATTAATGAGGCAGAAGAAAAAATTGACCAGAAAAAAGAAACGAAAAAAATAAACAACGCAGATAAAAAGATAAAAGAGCTTATAGGACCGGCTCCGGAACATGAAAAAGAATTTTATGAATGGGCAAAAAAACTAATCCCGGAGAATTATATGTACTATCTCCGTAAAGGGAATATTGCTTTCCTCACCTGTACTCATTGCGGTAATAGGGAAAAATACTATACCGGACAGCCTGAAACACTTGAAGATTATGCACGTACATATATTGATGTTCCAAAGTCCGGAGATAAATGTGTATGCAGATTCTGCAATGCACAGGCGGAATATAAGCAGGAAGGCCATTATAAAGGAGCATGGACTAAAGATACATACGCTTATGATATACAAAATTATTGTGATAATAAATGCAAGGCGGTAATTACCCTATTCAACGTAAAGAAAATATACGAAAATGGTGAACCCGAAAAATATGAATTCAAAGAACTCATTAAAGCTGTATATTCGTTCAATAGAAAAACGTCAGACAAAGCCTATAAACCCCATTATAAATGGACAAACAATAATGGAAAAATGTACTGGGATGGATGGAGTAATGATTATATAAGTATGCCGGATGTAAAAATTAAACAGGTCTATGGCATTGATAAACTTCAAGGTACAGCACTTCAATATAGCGGAATGAAAGAGTACATGAAAACCAGGGAAATAAGTCCTATTAAGTATGCAGACGCATATTTAAAATCGCCGGAGTTGGAAATGTTGTCAAAATCAGGACTTACGCACATAGCTGCACTGACAATCAGAAATGGAAATCAGCTGGCAGCAGGGAATAAACCGTATATGATGCTTGGAATATATCCTGAAAGAATGCAAATGCTCATTAAATCAAAAGGCAAAGAAGATATATGGAGAGTTCTGAAAATGGAAAAAACATATAATGAGCATTTTGGACCTGAGGTTATAGATAAACTAAGAAAAAATATACATCTTAATGACATAATGAGATGTCTTAAATATATGTCATATAAAAAATGTTCAAATTATATGGACAAGCATAAATGGAATATAACAACGTATGCAGATTATCTGACAATGAAGGAAAAAGCCGGATATGACATAAAAAACAGTATCATATTATATCCAAAGGATTTAGAGCAGGCACATAGAGAGATAACAATGGAAATAGAAATAAGAAAATCGGAATTACGTCAGAAAGAAATGAATGAGAAGTTCCCTGAAATCCAAAAGAAATATAAAAGACTGAAAAGCATTTATGGATATGAAAGCAATAAGTTTATCATTCGCCCTGCTAAAACCGCTGGAGAGATTGTGGTTGAAGGAAGCACATTACATCACTGTGTAGGAAGCAGTAATACATACCTTGAAAAACACAGTATGGGTAAAAGTTACATTCTCTTTCTTAGAAAAATTGAATATCCTGATATACCATATTGTACGGTTGAAATATCACCGGATTTTAGGATTATGCAGAGACATCAGGCTTATGACCAGACACCTGATGCGGCCGAAATAGACAATTTTTTAAATGAATACATAAAAGAAAAAACATTGAAACGGGCGATATAGGAGGAAAAACATGGAAGAACTTACAACATATAAGACATTCAAACAAAATCTCGATAATGAGCTTAACAGGGCAGCAGAAGGCTTTGTTAAGATTGGTTATCTTCTTAAGCTTGCAAGGGATAATCCTCACATCCTCGCCGGCAGTGGATATACGAATATCAATGAAATGGCAAATAAGGAGTATGGAATTGATAAAACAATAGTGTCAAGATGGATAAGCATTAATGATGAGTTTTCAGAAGGTGGTTATTCAGACCGGCTTAAGAGTGAATACCAGGGATATGGATATTCCAAGCTGGCGGTTATGCTTAATATTCCTGAAACAATCCGTGAAGAATTGTCACCTGCCTTTACAAAAAGCGAAATACAGACAATCAAAGATGAAATTGACGAAGAAAGCCATATTGCCCCTATGGAGGTATATCTTGAAGGACAGGCAGCAGAACAGGAAAAGATAGAAGATAATTTTGAAAAGGTTCTGCATCAGCTTATGTATGAACAGCCGGATAAATATGTTATGGCATTCAGTTCAAAGAATGAGAAAGACTTACAGGATATATTCGCACCTGCGACAGAAGCTATTTACACTGTTAGAGTGCAGGGCGTCGGCAGATTTTTACTAAGCATGAAACCGGAAAAGGTATCACTTGTTAATATCCGTAACACAGATGACAAGGAAATGTACGAATGGACAGAGTTAGCAGAACGTATAAAACGGTTATTTGATTATGCACTACAACCAAGAGAATCGTGGGAAAAAACTTACAATATGCCATTCCCGGAAAAAGAAGAACCAGAAAAAGAACAGACTAAAAAGCAGGAAGTTGCACCGGTGCAACATAAAGAAGCCCCGGTAAAACAGGTAAAAAAGCCGGAGAAGAAAGTAGTTCCGGCCAAAAAGAAGAAGATTGAAACACCTAAGGAAGATAATGAAGATGATAATACAATACGAGGATATAAAGCGGCAATAACATCATCACTCAAAAAAATGTCTTCTGTATGGGAATCAGATAAAACAGACACGGATAAAGTAAAAATACTGCTTGAAGAGACAGACAAGCTTGTATTCAGACTTAAGGGAATAGCCGGAGGTGAAAGAAATGGATGACAGGATTGAGAAAAATAAAGAACTTGTAGATAAAATGGAAGCGTATGCGGAAAATGAGCTTACTAAGATAACAGAGATGTGGAAATCTAAAGAAAGACAGGACAATCTTATATCATTGTGGCTTAAAGCTTCAGAACTGGCACACGCATACAAAACAATATATGATGCAAAGAAGGAAATGGAAGCGGTATGAAATCAGTATTTCAGAGAAGAAAGATATGCTATGTGTGCGGAGCAGTAAAAGGAATACATGAACATCATATCTTTGAAGGAACAGCAAACAGGCGTAAATCAGAACAATATGGCTTGAAAATATACCTTTGTGGACCTCATCACAATTTAAGTTCACAGGGAATACATTTTGATAAAGAGCTTGATAACTCTGTAAAGCAGTTGGCACAGAGGTATTTTGAAGAGCATTACGGCAGCAGGGATTATTTTATAAAAGAATTTGGAAAATCAATATTGTAGGAGAATAATATGATAGCAGATGAAGTGAAGAGAGACAAGTCAAACGGATTTCCAGTAGAGGAAACTACAGGATGCTGTAAATTCTGTAAACAGCTCATTAATATACATATACAGGACTATAGAACAGAAATGGACAGAGAAGAACTGGCAACAGAATTATGCAGCTGTCAGCAGGCATTAAATTACACAAGAATGAAAAAGAACAATGAAAGAGTTGCTGAAACTCTTGAAAACCTTGTGAGTAAAGAAGGCGAACTTGGAGAACACATAGAAGCTATTGCCAGAGATGTGATGAATAACAGGATTTTAAAGGCAAAGCTTGAAATACCTCCTAGAATTCGTGATGAACCCAAGTCGACACTGAATATAAGCACCACCAAAGACGGAAGTCTTAAAATCAATATATTAAAAAAAATCACAGAAGAGGTAGAAATCTGATAAGCCGCAGAAAGAAGGGAGGTGGCAGCAGGGTTAATGATAACAACAGAAGAACAGGTTGACACGTTGAGAGAAGCTATTGTGATGCAGGCAGTACAGGACCTTAAAAATGCGTACATGTGCATTGAAGAGATTGGAAAGAAAGAAGACAAGCTTCGTGCGGATTTAAGCAAAATGAATACAGACTCGAAAGCTGCCAAGGCTAAATATAACAAAACATATACACTCATCAGAAAGCTCGAAACAAGCCGAAAAGAAATAACACTTTGTGAAATGTTCTTCAGAGGCGATTGGTTTAAGAAGCTGTTTACATTAGCGGATGGGGATATGGTTATAGAGCGGTGCAGGGAACTGGCAGCAGAAGAAAGAAGAATTAAGAGAAAAAAATGATACAGAGCAGGCGTTTGTCTGCTCTTTTTGATTGTTACGCAATGCCCGGTGTGTTTTAATAAAAACAAAAGGAGTGATGAGACAAGGGCAAGACCGAAAAAATTAATAACTAAATCGACATTTGAGAAGCTATGTGAGCTCCAATGTACACAGTCAGAAATATGTGCAGTATTGGACGTTTCAGACAAAACATTGAACGCATGGTGTAAAGCAGAGTATGATATGAGTTTCTCCGAAGTTTTTCGTATAAAGAGAGAAGCAGGAAAAACAAGTTTAAGACGTGCACAGTGGGCACTTGCCAAGAAAGACTCACGAATGGCAATTTTCTTAGGAAAACAGTATCTTGAACAGAAAGATAAACCTGAGGCAGAATCAGCAGTCGAGAGCGTGTTAAAGAACATTGAGACGCTTGCAGAAGCAGTAATGAAAACCGCTCCAAACAGAAATATAGAGGATTTGGAGTGATGAATCAGGAATATACCGGCACCATTATCGGAGAGACAATTTGATTATTTTTGTAAAGCGTTAAACTCATGGTTTTCTGTTGCGGAAGGTGGTAAGAGAGGCGGTAAAAACGTTCTTTCAACCCTTATATTCTGCAGTATGCTTGAACACCATAAGAATAAAATACATCTTATTGCAGGAGTTTCAATGGCAACCGCCAAGCTTAATATACTTGACTGCGACGGTTACGGCCTTCTTAACTACTTTGAAGGAAGATATCGTGAAGGCAAGTATAAAGACCGAGACTGTGTATATGTCAAGACCAAGACTGGAGAAAAGATAGTATTAATCTCCGGAGGAGGAAAAGACGGAGATGAGAAACTGATTAAAGGAAATACCTACGGAATGGCATATGTGACAGAAGCAAACGAATGTCATCCTAAGTTCCTGAAAGAAGTGTTTGACAGAACATTAAGCTCATCAGACAGAAAAGTATTTCACGATTTTAATCCCAAAGAACCGGAGCATTGGTATTACACAGATATCCTAGCTTATCATGAAAAAATGCAGGCAGCAGATAAGTCTTATGGTTACAACTACGGCCATTTTACTATTGTCGACAATATGGCGCTATCATCCGAACGCATAAGGAAAGTGTTAAAAACCTATCAGAAAGGTACGGTCTGGTATGACAGGGATATAAAAGGCCTGAGAAGCGTTGCAGAAGGTCTTATATTCCGTTATTACGCAGAAAATGAAGAACAATATCTGTATGACGAAAAAGGGCAGCAGCAGTTCAGCAAGATAGTAATGGGTGTGGATTTTGGTGGAGACGGGTCACAGACAACGTTCTTCCTGACAGGCTACATAAACGGATATAAGGAATTCCGTGGACTTGAAGAGGATGCCTGTCCTTTAGGCGATAATATAGATTCAAAAGCAATATGTGACACCTTTATAAGATTTTACAAGAGCTGCAAAGAACGCTATGGGAGAATTGATTGGGTATTTCCTGATTGTGCATCTCCTACGCTCATTAATTCATTGAGAAGTGCAGCTAAAGAAAATGGGCTCACAACGGCTAGAATAGCGGGTTGCAGAAAAAATAAAGTTGAAGACAGACCGAGAACAATAGACTATCTGTTGACATGTGGCAGACTTAAAATAAACAGGAACTGTGTAAACACAAGAAAGGCATTAAGAAATCTTCGGTGGGATGAAGATAAACCGGGAATACCGGAGGATAAAAACATAGGAAACATCAATGACAGATGGGATGCGTTTTGTTATACATTTCTGAATTTTATAGAATATATTGATTTAGCAAGATAGATAAGGAGAATTTTAACAGGGACAAGATAATAAGTGAATTTTTAGCAAACAAAGGATACAGGGTCAGGAATAATGCAGACTCAATAATCAAAGCATGTGAGGACTGGTATAACAACGAGAGCATATCAGAATTTCACAGCCGTGTGACCGTTAATGGCGTTAAATATGAGCTTAACAGGCTCAATATGGCGAAGCGTTGTTGCAGTGATGATGCAAATCTATGTGAGATAACAGAGATAACTCTCGAAAATGAAGAGGAAAACAAAGCAATCAACAAAATACTTGAAGCTAACAGGTGGAATACAATGATTCGCCGGCAGATAGAGAAAACCTCCGCACTGGGAACGGAAGCGGTGTACATTTCAATCGAAAATGCGAATGTAACACAGGATGGAGAGGTACATGGTGGAAATGTTAAATTAAACTATGTATCGGCGACACAGTATGTACCGCTGACGGTTGTGAATGACGAAGTAACAGAAGCTGCCTTTTGCAGTAAAGAGATGAAAGACAGCGAATATAAGTACACACTTGTAATCTTCACAAGGGATGACAACGGCATATATAACGCAGACAGTTATGTTCTTAATGAGAATGGAATGGAGATTGATAGCAGCTCTATAACGCTTGGAGACATAAAACCATTTGCAGTCTATAGAACAGCAGAAGTTAATAATCTCAAACAGATGGGAGAAGGCTACGGACTGCCAAAGATATGGAACAGTATACCTGTTTTTAAAGGAATCGACCTCGCTTATAATATTCTTTTCTCCGACCTCGATAAAGGTGAGAAGATAATACTTGTAAATGATTTGTTGTGCAAATATGACTCCAATCATAACATCACACAGTCAATCGAAAATAAGAAGCTGTTCGTACTAACAGGGGAGAAGCTTCCGGAGCAGGAGAATATGATACATGAGTATAATCCAGAGATACGAATAAAAGACGTAAGAGATACGTTTGAGTTTCTTCTGTCGCTGTTAAGCCTGAATTTCGGTTATGGCTCTAAGAAGTATACTTTTGAAAATTCCCAGATCCAGACAGCAACCGAGTATATCGGAAGCAAACAGGATGAGATGCAGGCACTTAACCGCCAAAGATACCAGACAAGCGAGTACATTAAAACAATCATCAAAGCAATAGAATGGTTTGAAAACCGTTTTAACAATGCAGAATATGACTTGAATCAGGAAATAAAGATAGACTATGATGACAGTCTGATTATTGACAAGGAGACTATCTTAGAACGTAAGAGGAACGATGCCGTGACATTTGACATTCCGCAGCTTACAATATGGTATCTGATGGACGCATACAATCTTACAGAAGAGGAAGCAACGAGGATATATAGAGAAAAAGATACACCGGAAGATGAAACAGATGAAGATGAATAATTGCACCGGTGCAACAGGAGGTATGACTAAGGCTAAGTAATGACCAGTTAGACGTAATAGGCGGAGCATTGTCTCCGCTTTTCCAGTATTTGGAGCAGGAAGTAATATCGGATATAGCAAGAAGAATATCAAAGACAATGAAGTATACAAGAACAGCCGAGAATATGGCTGTATCAATGTATCGAAAAGGCTATAGTCCGGCGTACATCAGAAAAGAAGCAATGAAAAAGCTTAATGCGGATAAGGATTTCCGCAAAGAAGTAGCGAAGAATACTGTCGAATATAAGAAAGAAATATCAAAGCTGATACAGAAGATAGAGAATGATGCCTATAAGGCAGGAGATAAGATATTAGCGGCAGCAGGAGACATGGCATGGTATGACGACCTTGCAGTCTGGAAACAGGCAGGGAAGTTATTAACCACGTCAGCAAGCACTCTAAGTATGCTTGTAGACGGCATAAAAAAACAGACAAAGGGTGAGATGAAGAACCTCACCAGGTCATTAGGATTTAAGACTCAAAGCGGATATGCAGCAATTGGCAATGCCTATAGGAATGAGCTTGATAAAGCAATGATAAAGCTTATGTCAGGGACTTTTTCGCAGGAACAGGTAATCAATGACACAGTACGCAGCCTTGCAAGAAGCGGAATAAAGACAGTTGCATACGGAAACAGAGCTGATAATCTTGACGTGGCGGTTTCAAGAGCCTTGCGAACAGGTGCACATCAGATAGCAGGGGAAATACAGAATAACAATATAAAAGAGATGGGTGAAAATCTCGTATATGTTCAGGAACACGCAGGAGCGAGAAACACGGGTGTAGGAGTTGCCAATCACGAGGAATGGCAGGGAAAGGTGTATTACATTAAGCCGGGTACTGATTACAGTGAGGAAGCTAAACGAGTAGGGCAGCAGAACATAGAAGATCTCTGGGAGTGTACAGGTTACAGCGTAGACAATATGCACATAAACGATCCGGCGGGATTGTTTGGCTATAACTGCCGACACTTGTATAACGTATGGTTTGAGGGAGTATCTTCGCTGCCGGCCAAACAGCCTGTTAAGCCACCGGTGGTATGGAATGGTAAGGTACTTGATTTCTATGCACAGACACAGGAAGCGAGAAAACAGGAAAGAAATATAAGAGCGTTAAAAAGGGAAAGAGACGCATTAGAGCGAACAGGACAGGATACTACAGAGATAAAAAAGAAACTGTCTGAGGCAGGAAGAAAGTATAAGCAGTTCTGCAAAGTATGTAAGTTCCCCCCGAACACAACCCGTACCAGGTATGAATCAGGAACGGCAGACCTGACTAAGACCAAGGCGTATAGGGAATATAAACAGGAAAAAGAAAGAGCTTTAAGTTCGGATAATAGTAATACTGTAATATCTGCTGGAGAAGAGTCAAGAACATATATTGATATAACGGATAAATTAAAATACAAAGAAGAAAAAGAGGCAAACATAAAAACTTTAGACAGATACATTGTTGAAGACAAAGAATATATGATTGATGGAATTAATGTTATACAGAGGCATGATGACTATGAAAAAGGAATTGCTAATATGATTAGTAGTTCACTTCACAAGGAAGTATCACTTGTTCCGGAAATAACAGGAAAA